AACAGGAGTGACACAGGCAGCAATGCAGACGATGATTATGGCACTGGCGAACCAGAAAGATCAGTTCGGAGAAGCAATCATCATCAATCCTGCACAGATCGTCGTTCCTTCCGGCATGAAGTTTGATATGTACACACTGTTCAACTCACCGACGATCAACACCACAGACAATACACAGGCAGTCAACCCACTGTACCAGTACAGAGATCAGATCGAGGTCGTGGAAGACCCGACAATCAATGCACTCTGCGGTGGCATGGGTAACGTGATGCCGTGGTGGTTATTCGGAGCAGCCGGAGACTGCGACGGAATCGAAGTTGATTACCTGAACGGTCAGGAAATCCCGAACATTCGTCGTATGGAAGCACCGGGTCAGCTTGGATTCGTGTGGGACATCTTCCTTGACTGGGGCATCTCTGTCATGGATTACAGAGGCATGGTGAAGAATCCGGGTGTCAAAGTAGAGACAAAACTGGAACTGGCATAAGAGAAGGGAGGCAAACGCAATGAGTAAAGCAGAATACTGGCAGCGCGGAGAGTCTATTGACTACAAGAACACAGGAAGCAGTGCCATCGAAGCAAATTCCGTGATCGTTCTCGGAAAGAGAGTCGGTGTGGCAGGCATGACAATCCAGCCGGGAGAGACTGGAAGCCTTCATGTGAAAGGTGTGTTCCGATTCGAGAAAGATGACAGCGAGATCACGGCAGGGGCAGAGGTATATGTCACTGCGGCAGGCAAGATGACAACAACTGCATCAGGAAATACTGCGGCCGGATTCGCAACAGAAGCGGCAAAGGCAGCAGAAACATCAGTGCTCGTCAATATCAACGCATGAGAGAACTGATTGCGCTTCGCCCTGTACTGTACCACGCACATCAGTATAGTACAGGCGAAAGCCTTCCGGTGAACGATCAGGAAATGACAGAATTGTGGCTCAAAGCAGGAACTGCAATGTGGAAGGAAGACGAGCCAGAACCACAGGCAGCGCAGGCAATTCCGGTGACAGCAGTTGCAGGTATGCCGGGAATGAGCGATGCAGGTACTGATGGACTGATCGGACGTATTCCAGAGACACCGGAAAGAAAGACCACTCCTGCAAAGAAAACGACAAGAACCACAACGAGAAAGAAGAAAGCATGACCTTCAAAGACATCATAAAGAGGGATGTGCAGCAGACTTTTTTGAACGTGGATGAGTTCTCGGAGATACACACAGTCAACGGAAAGCCGATGGCAGTGCAGATCGACAACAACGAGCAGATTGAACGAGAGAAGAGATACAGTCAGCACATGGACGGAATATACGTCAAACAGGTGCTCATGTATGTATCTGCGGAAGATTATGGACCGCTCCCGAAGCAGGGAACAGCCGTGAGTCTGGACAAGAGATCATACAGAGTGGCCGATGCGATTGCTGAAGATGGAATCTATTCGATCACGTTGGAGGCGAACAGAGGATGATTACCTATGAGGTAAACAGGGCAGAACTGGAACTGGTTGAGAAGAAACTGGGAGACATGAAGAGCAAGGCCCCACAGGTATTCAAGAATGCCGTGAACAAGACTGCAAGGCAGGCAAGGAAACGAATCGCGCAAAGCGCAAAAGGAGCCTATACAGTTAAGCAGGTCGGATTCAATAGTCACATGAAGATCAAAAATGCGTCAACAGGAAACCTCACGGCATCGGTGGATGCGGATGGAAAGCCTCTGACACTCGTGCGATTTAAGAACCGGGCAGGCAGACCGAAAAAAGGCGGAGCGGCCGCGGCAGCAGACATCGTGAACAGCGGTATGAAGCAACTGGTCAGTTCGCAAGGCGGAAAAGCGTTCAAGCGCAACGGACTGGTGATGCAGAGGGAAGGCAAAGACAGACTCCCGGTCAAAGTGTTCCATTCAAACTCCGTTCCAAAAATGGTTGAAAAAGTATATCAGGGAGAGAGAGGAATGGCAGGAGCACTCAAAGAGCCGATACAGTCAGATCTTCGCAAGAACCTCGAAGCAGAGATCAAGAAGATTGTGGGGTAAGCAATGACAGCAGCAGAACTTCAGAGGGACCTTGTGGAAGAAATGAAGAAACTTTTTCAGGGAATCACGACGGAGAATACGTCAGGGGAAACTGTGACAGGGGTGAATGTGTACGAACAGAACCTTCCAGTTGTGACAGATGATGAAGAAGATGAATCGCAGTTCTTTCCATACGCTCTCGTAAAATTAGAAACAGGAAAAACTGCGGACGATGATAGTCCGTGGGTGGTTGCAACAGAGATTCACTTCGGGATATGCGATCACTCAAAGAAGAATATCGGTCACAGACACATCATGAACATGATTCAGGATGTGGTGGACAGATTTGCAGCAGAGCCTCTTCTGAACCAGAAGTTCAGAGCGGAGCAGGACATCGAATGGGCCGTTCAGGATGAAGACACATATCCGTTCTACTTCGGAGGAGTTGCGATCTCATTCAACGTGCCGAAGATAGGAAGGAGGGAACCGAAGCATTATGCCGAGGAAGACAGATACTGCTGAAGCAGTAAAAGAGACTGAAACACAGACAGCAGCCGAAGAGGTGAAACAGGAAAATCTGATGTATGTGGGGCCTACGATTCCGGGCATCGGAATCCAGAACAGAGTATACACAGAGATTCCTGAAGCAGCAAAAGAAGCCTGCAAAGACGTACCGGAAATGAGAAACCTGTTCATTCCGGTCATCAAATATCCGATTGCAGAGAAGATGCTGCGTGAAAGAAAAGGATATATCTTCAGTGCGTTCAGAAAAGCACTGGAATTTGAACAACCCCGCCCGACGGGTCGGACGAGGATTCCGTTGCAGCCGTCAGGATTTCTCACATTGGGATGCATTGGAACCGCGATTTAGTCCAGAGTTACGCTTTTCCTAACTTCGCCGACATCTTGCGGTGCTTTGTAAGTCAGGAACAGGATTGCCCTAGTGCCGTCCGTCCACCCCCACATTGTATCATACGATTGATACACATCCAGAAAGTGGTGACAAAAGGGCAAGATTTACAGTTACAATTCTATATTGTTTTCGGGTTACCTTGATTAAAAAGTTTATAGATTACTCAAATACTGGCATATACCGTATTTTCATTTCAGCGGCTAAAGTTCTTAAACTTGGTCGCTTTCTTTCTTCTAGCACCTCATACGGAATGCTTCGGTAGAAGAAATGTTTTCGAATACCTGAAAATGTATTTGTGATCCTTGCCCAGATATTCTTGTAGGTTTCTTGTGAAAACTCTGGTACAGTACCTTCTTTTGTTTTCAGAAGATTTAGCATCCGCGAGTCTGGTACCAGTTTCTCATACAAACCGAGACCTACCAGACCAATCGTATATGCCGCAGCTTGATGAATGGAAATTCCATACTTTCGCATGAACAGAAACTTTCCCATTTGACTGGTATAGGCCGGATCAATCTTGCAAAAGGCAATTTCTCGTTTTAAGCTCTGATTTTCGATGCTTGATGCAATCCTCTGATAAGCAAATAAGGTCATATGATGATTTCCTTTTCGATTTCCGTATTTTCTGGATGCCAGTTTGATCGTCAAATCAATGTCTTCCACAATGAGACGTTTATCCTTTTCTGCACACCAATCAAATATATCCTTCACTGCTACTCCCAAAATATTTGTAACCTGACCAGTAGATTTGTTCATAAGGTCAAATCGAATTAACTTCTGGTCAAGCAGTTTTCCGGTTTCATCCAGTTCTGCCAATGCAAAATGATCATAATTAATATCCATAGAAATTGCACCATTTCCGTAATAACTGTTTTCATATGCTTTTAGCTTCATAGTAACGGAGATGATCAGATACTGCTTATTTTCCTTATCACGCTTCAAAATGAAATTGTAGCAAAGTGACTGTCGATCTTCTGGCTTGCAGGTAAAGTTTTTCTGAAAACTTTCTTCGTTTCTTGGAAGCTTAAAATCATGAAAGATCGTAACAGAACCATCTATGCAGGTAACAGACAGATCTTTCCCATCATATTTACACAGGAAGTTTCCATACTTTGACGTATGTCTGCCCGGAAGTGACATACTCTGGTGGCGCTTTTCAAAAAACTCTTGTCTCCATTTATTAGATGCCTTTTTCGAAGTTTTCTGGTCCTTATCATTTGATGAATCATCGGATTTTGTAACTTCAACTACATCTTTCTCAGAATACAACTTCTTTCCACCAAACACAATCCGCTCTGGTGGAAGTTTTTCAAGGTTCTCCAGTTTCTTCGCTTTGCGTTTTCTTGCTTCTGTTACCAAAGCCAAACGCGTCTTTAACTTACGAATATCAGCTTCAACCTTACGCTCATACTCATCCAGATTCACCATCATCTTATTAAACAAAATGATCTTAAATCCTCTAACCTTCGACTGGCATTTCGGATATGGTTTAATCCATTTTTTTGTTTTTATATAGAGACGAATGGAGTTTTTAATTGCTCTCTTTTTATCCAACTCTTCTTTCACAGACTGAATCTTTTCATCACGATTCTTTAAATCTGCAGCGATTGTCGTTTTATAATACTTTTTTAGTTCCTTTTGTGAAGAAATCTGTCCAGAAGCTGCTGTATAGATTGCTGCATTATAATAATCATTGGTTTTGTATTTTTCTTTCAAAAAGACAGGATAGGCATGGTCAAGTAACGGCCCTGCATTTAAATATTTCTGATCATAGAGTGCATTGTACAGATCCATTTTGGCATCATTAAATACACGCATCGTCTCTAGAAGCGATGCGGCATTTTCAATGGTTTTCTTATCTAAATAGTAACGCTTATCCGAATTGATTGTCCTTGATAGTTCCATGCAAATTACCTCGGTTGAAAAATAGGTTAACTGTTGCAATATCTCTTTAAATATGCTATTATTATAGCATATTTAAAGAGATATTGCAAGTATCGATTGTAAAATGAACGGAGGTTTCTTATGGACGATTTAAACAGAAAACGACATGCCGTTTACAAACTCACTTATCATGCAGTGTTTGTTATTAAATATCGCAGAAGGGTAATGACAGAACCCATCATTACACACATGAGACAGTATGCTACTCATCTGATTGAACAGTGTTATCAGGGAAAGCTTCTCGAACTAAATGGAGAACCCGATCACATCCATATCCTGTTTGAACTTCCTGCAACAGCAGCTCCATCCGTTGTTGTGTGCAGTCTTAAGACCCAACTTTCAAAAGAAGTTCGAGCAAAATTTTGGGATAAGATCAAAGATAAGCTCTGGAAGGATAGCTTCTGGTCAGACAGTTATTTCATTACCACTACCAGAGGCGCAAACATTGAAACACTAGAAAGATATATCCAAGACCAAGGGATTGAAAAACCAAAACGAAAATATACCAAAAGACAAGCAAAGAAAATGTGAAAATACCATTGCACTTGATATTGATTTATTTTTTATGCCGCATTCATCCCCGCCCGACTATGTCGGACGAGGTTTTCTGCGGAGAACTGGATAAAACAGAAGGAGGAAAATAAACAATGAGCAAACATGGAGTTTTTGTGCAGGAAGAAGCAACTGCGCTGACCGCGCCGATCACTGGTTCCTGCTCAATTCCGGTCGTTGTGGGAACTGCCCCGGTCAATATGGTGCAGAACCCGGAAGAAGTAATCAACACACCGATTCTCGCGAACTCGGCAGCAGAGGCGATGGCTGCACTGGGATATGTGGACGACTTTGAAAACTATACCTTGTGTCAGATGATGTATGCGACGAACAACATCTATCAGGTGTCACCTGCGGTCTATATCAACGTACTTGACCCAACAAAGCACAAGAAAGCACTGACGGAAACAACTGCAACAGTGAGCCAGATGCAGGCGAAGATCAGCACGAAGGGAATCATCCCGAAAGGACTGGTTGTGAAAGCTGCATCAGCAACACTGACAGCAGGAACTGACTATACAACAGAGTTCGACACTGACGGAAGCCTGATCGTCAATCTGATTGAAGGAGGAAAGGGAGCATCCGCAACATCTATCACAGTATCAGGAAATGTGCTTGACCCGTCCATGATTACAAAGACGGACATCGTTGGAGCGTATAACGCATCCACAGGAAAAGAAAGCGGTCTGGAAGTAGTAAGACAGGTATATCCAAAACTCGGAGTTGTTCCGGGATTGATTGTTGCTCCGGGATGGTCACAGATTCCAGAAGTCGGAATCGCAATGTCCGCAAAGGCGGCGAACATCAACGGAGTGTTCAAGGCGGTTGCTCTGGTCGATCTGGACACAACGAAGGCAACAAAATACACGGACTGCAAGAAGACAAAAGAGGACAGCGGATTCACTTCTGCGTTCTGTTATCCGACATGGCCGTGCGTAAAGGTTGGAGATTATGTGTTCGCAATGTCTGCCGTAGTTGCAGCACTGATCGCATACACCGATGCAAGCAATGACGATGTGCCGTCCTTGTCTCCGTCGAATGAAATGCTCGGAGTGACAGGAACCTGTCTGGCAGACGGAACAGAAGTGACTCTCGATCAGGATCAGGGAAGCACAGTGAACACCTATGGAGTAGCAACAGCAATCAACATGAATGGATGGAAGCTGTGGGGCAACTACACAGGTGCATTTCCTTCCAGTGGAGACGCAAAAGACATCTGGCTCGCAGTCAGAAGAATGTTTAACTGGCACGGCAACAATTTCATTCAGACCTATTTCGAGAAGGTCGATGACCCGATGAATCATGTGCTGATCGAAAGCATCATTGATTCAGAGAACATCAGATGCGCGGCATATGCACCGGATAAATGGGCCGGAGCAGAGATGCAGTACCTCGCAAGTGATAACCCGATCACGGACACATTGGCAGGAAAGATCACATTCAGACAGCGCATCGCACCATATACACCTGCACAGGAGATTGACAACATCCTGTCCTATGACACGGATATGTTAAAGAACGCATTATCAGGAGGAGGTGAATAATCATGGGTATTGTTATTCCTGAAGTATTAAACCATTACAACGTGTACAACGACAAAGCGAAGAAGCTGATCGGAATTTCCGGTGAGATCGAACTGGGAGAACTGGAAGCACTGACAGACACACTCGAAGGAGCAGGAGTGCTCGGAGAGATTGAGGATGCAGTCACAGGCCAGTTCGCATCAATCAAGATCAAGATTCCATTCTCTGTACTCTATGAGGATATGTTCAGCATCATCGACACAACGAATCCGCCGCAGTTGACTCTCCGGGCATCTATGCAGTGCATGGACCCGACAACCGGAGCAACTGGCTATTATCCGGTCAAGATCGTCGTGAGAGGAAAGGCAACGAACACAAGCCTCGGAAAAGCAACAAAGGGAAAGAAAATGGAACCAGAGGTTGAACTGGAAGTTCTGTACATCAAAATTCAGATCAACAACAAGACCACACTGGAACTCGACAAGCTGAACTTCAAGTTCGTGCTGAATGGAAAGGATATGCTGGCAAAAATCAGAAGTCAGGTATAAAAGGAGGATAAAAGATCATGAGTGAAGTTAAAAACGAAGTAGTAGAGCAGGCAGCAGTACAGGCAGAGGAAAGCAAGATGAAGTTGTCAAAGGTGTATGATTTCGAGGGCGCGAAAGTGTCCGAGATTGATTTCTCCGGTCTGGAAAACCTGACCGCAAACGATATGATTAAGGCGAACAAGGTCCTGAACACTTCCGGCAACGTGACAGTGCTGCCGGAGACGAATCTGGAATACACACTCGTCATCGCAGCATCCGCAACGGATTACCCGATCGAGTTTTACAAGCAGCTTGCACCGAGAGATGCAATCAAAGTCAAAAACAGAGTCACAAGTTTTTTCTTCGGAGAGGAATAAGAATCGACGAACTGTCGGAACTCCGAAAGTTATGCCTTGTCTTGTCAATGAACCTGAAGACAGGTCTGGATTATTTTCTGGACCTGTCTTTTTTTGACCTTTTAGACTTGTGCGATGACATGAAGGAGGTGAGCCAGCGTAAGTCATGAGTGAATATAAGGTATCGGTGAAGATTGCAGGTCAGCTTGAAAAGTCATTCAACTCTGCACTTCAGGGAGCACAAAAAGGACTGGAAGGGTTAGGCTCACTCGGAGTTAAAAGTGTACAGCTTGCAGCAAAGTCTCTGACGGCAGCAGGAGCAGCCATTGGAGCAGTCGGAGTCGCAAGCGTAAACGTCGGAAGAGAGTTCGAGGCACAGATGTCCTCGACGGCAGCAACAGCAGGAGCAACAGAAGAGGAATACAAGAAACTGGAAGCGGCCGCAATGGAGTGTGGAAGGACCACATCGAAGACAGCCACGGAAAGTTCTGCCGCCCTCGAATACATGGCCCTCGCCGGATGGTCAGTGAATGATTCTATCTCGGCATTGCCGAGCGTCCTGCGACTATCGGAGGCAACCGGACTCGATCTGGCGCGAACGTCTGACCTCGTAACGGACAGTATGTCAGCCTGCGGAGTAAGCGTGGACAATCTGGCCGGGTATCTGGATATTTGCGCGAAGGCGAACAACAAGTCAAACCAGACAGCGGAACAGTTGATGGAGGCATATTTGGGTGTCGGCGGTGTTATGACGAACCTGAACGTGCCACTAACTGAATCAGCAACCGCCCTCGGAGTCCTCGCGAACAGAGGTATCAAGGGAAGCGAAGCCGGAAACGCATTGAACGCAATCATGGCGAACCTGACAACCGGAACAGGGCAGGCCGGAGAGATGATGAAGTCTCTCGGAATATCTGCATTCGATTCGGAAGGAAAGTTCATCGGATTAAAAGCAACGCTTGAAACCCTGAACACGGCACTGGCCGGATGCACGGAAGAACAGCGAAACGCAGCCCTTGCAGCTATCGGAGGAAAACAGCACGTTGACGCTCTGAATGACCTCATGTCAGGTCTGAACACGACGCTGGAAGACGGTTCGACAGAGTGGGAAAACCTCACGAAAGAACTGGAAAACTGCGACGGTGCGCTTAAAACGATGGCACAGACAAAACTGGACAACCTGAACGGCGATCTGGCGATCTTCCAGTCAGCACTCGAAGACACTGGTATCAAGATTTACAAAAACCTTCAGGGACCGCTCCGGGAAGTCGTACAGTTTGGAACCGATCAGATTTACAGACTGTCCGATGCGCTCGCAGATGGCGGCTTTCAGGGCATGGCGGAAACACTTGGAGATGTTCTGGCCGACTGCGTGACAGAGGTCGCAAACTACGCACCACAGCTTGTCACGATGGCATCAACACTCATGAGTTCTCTTCTTCGAGGACTGGTTGACAATGCCCCGGCACTGACATCGGCAGCGGCTACACTGGCAACTTCAATCATCACGGCGATTGTGCAGTACATCGCTGAATTTTACACGACAGGAGCAACGCTTCTGGCGCAGTTCCTGCAAGGAATGGTCGGCAAGATGCCGGAGATCATTCAGGCAGGAATCACGGCAACGCAGAACTTGTCACAGGGAATTTTATCGCAGTTCCCGACGATTGTGAGTGCTGCATTGCAGATCGGAACGCAACTCATCAACGGACTGGCCGTCATGCTCCCGGCACTGCTCAATATGGGAATCCAGATGGTCGTTCAGCTTGCTCTCGGAATAGCGCAGCAGGCTCCGCAGATCATTACCGCAGGAGTCAATCTCATATTCCAGTTAGCAAACACACTGCTCTCATCGCTGCCACAGCTTGTATCAGCAGGATTGACGCTCGTGCAGGGCATTGCGATGGGAATTGTATCTGGTCTTCAGTACATCTTTACGGATGGAGTCCAGATCATCCTGAATCTGGTGAACGGAATCCTCTCGTCCCTGCCGCAGTTGCTCTCGCAGGCAACGCAGGTTGTGATGACATTCCTTCAGGGCCTCGTTTCGGCACTGCCGATGATCGTGCAGGGCGGAATCCAACTGGTGCTCGGTCTGATTCAGGGAATTGTACAGAATTTACCATCAATTTTGACGGCAGCCGTTTCGATGGTTCAGACATTGCTGTCAGGATTGATTCAGATGCTGCCGCAGATCATCGCATCAGGGGTTCAGCTAGTAGTCGGATTGCTGTCAGGTATTGCACAGGCACTGCCGAGCATCATCACGGCCGGACTTTCCATGATTCAAACTCTGGTACAGGGAATCGTTCAGTCGATTCCTTTGATTTTGCAGGCTGCGATTCAGGGAATCATCGCATTCGTACAGGCAATCGCATCAAATGCAGGAACAATCATTTCGTCTGGAATACAGATAATTGTTGCGCTTGTGTCTGGAATCATTCAGGCAATACCGCAGATCATAGTGGCCTGTGTGCAGATTCCGGCGGCAATCATAGAAGCAATATTCACAACCGACTGGATTCAGGTCGGAGCCGATCTCATAAAAGGAATCGGAGAAGGCATCATAAATGCCTTCGGCGGCCTCGTGGACTCCGTGAAAGGTTTGTGGAGTGATTTCGTCGGATGGTTTACCGGAGACGGAGAAGAGGCAGGAACAGCAGCCGGAGAAAGCGTGGCGGCAGGAATTGATGCAAGCACACCGAGCATCACAGCATCGGCACAGAACGCATCACTCGCAGCACAGAACGGCTATCAGATAGATACATCACTGTTGACGCAGTACGGAACGAACATGAATGCGTCACTGGCAGGAGGAATCGACGCATCATCGTACCTCGTACAGACGGCCGCAGGGCAGTCAGGAACGGATGCGATGACATCTCTGAACAACTCTCTCGTTGGTATGCAGGGAACGCTGAATACAACGGCACAGGGAACAGGGACAGAGACGATGAACAGCCTTCTGTCTGGATTGCAGTCACAGCAGGGCGCACTGGATGCCGGGGGACTGGCAGCAGGAACGAGCCTGACGAATGGAATGTCAACAGGTGTGGCTGCTGGCTCGGCAGGATTACAGGAACAGATTTCTGCATTAAGCCAGACAGCAACAAGCACATTGAGCAGTACGATCGACGGCAACCTTCCGGGTGTCACAGCATCAGCAACAGCATCAGGAGCCGCGATCACGAACGGAATCACATCAGGAATTGATTCTGGAATGTCAGGAGCAACAGCATCGGCAGCGAATGCCAGTGTTGACACAATCAACGCGATGGCAGACGGAATCAGCAATGGTGCTGCGACTATCACACAGACCATTTCAGAACTGACACAGACGG